GATTATACGGCAACAAATGGAAACGACATCACAGGATTATCAGCATTAAGTGCTAGTGATGAAGTTGTAGTTTATGCGTTTAAATCTTTTGAAGTTGCAGATGTGGTTAGTGCTTCTGCTGGTGGAACATTTTCAGGTAATGTTACATTTAGTGGAACAACTACACACACAGGAACAATAACTTCTAATGGTGGCATAACTGCTAATGGTGCCATAACTGCTACTGGTGGTTTAGCAACATATACTAATTCAAAAATACAACAAAAAGGAGCCTTTATGCAAAGCTCAACACATCAAGCACTCACATTAGGGACATAACATGGCTATACCAAGCGGAGGTGGAACAGAAGTTTTAAAAAGAACTACAATTCACGCTCAAAGCAACACCGCAACAGCTTTTAGATGGGATGGTACAATGGCTACCACAGGAACATCAACTTATACTGTTCCTGCTCATCATATAATTACAGTATTGACTGTTATAATGGTCGAGCAAGCTGGAGTTTCTGAAGCAATAAGTTTATATATGCACGATGGGACTAATAATATTACTATATTGCAAGCTCAAACTTTGCCTCCATACGGAACTTTTGTTTTTAATGATAGATTTATCTTAACTGGTGGAGATAAATTGACATTTAATTGTTCTGATTCTGCAAACGTAGATGCCATGTTAAATTACATAGACCAAGATTGGAGCTAATATGAGTGGACTTATTGGGCATGAACAATTTCACGGTGGTGTTTTAGATCAATTTGCTCAAAGAACCAATCCCAGACATATAAGTGGTGGAACTTATGGTTCTTATGGTATTCATGATACTGGTAGATTACTTGAAACTAAAACTTTTTCTTTTCAATCTAATCTTAATTTTTCAGGTCAATTATCTATTAAATACTTTGATATAAGTACAGCTGGTCATGTGTTCGTTTTTCGTTTCTATGCATCGATGAAAGCATTAAATGATGGATCTACTTACGCTGAAATAAATGCTCTTTATAGAAGTGATTTTGGTGGATTGATTTATAATAGATACCTTAACTCAAAACTACCAAGAGGTAGTACCGCAGGAGGGGTTTATGATTTTTATATTGATAATCCTGGCACGGGGGCAAACAATTCCACTGTTGGAGTAAGAGGAACACTGACATCTGGAGGGAGTGCTTCATGGGATGTGTCAGTTCTTGTAACAGTTCATGCTATTGATACAAGAAATAGCGCTGGTGTAGTATTTCATGACCATCAAGGTAACTACAATTATTAAAGGTTACATAGAATTAGCACCATCATATGGAGGAAAATGAGTAGAGCAAGAGATTTAGCGGATGCAGGATCTAAGGCGAATTTCTTAGATAATGTAACAGCAAATATTCCTGCGGATGTTCAAACATCATTAGATGCTAAAGCACCTACGGCATCACCTGCATTTACTGGTACACCAAATATAACTGGATCTTCTAATTATAATTCTAGTGAAGATACGCATTTTGATGGACTTAAAATAACAAATAGTTCTAATGGGAATGCCTCATTAGAATTTTGGCATTCATCAGACAGCGGATCTAACTTTGCTTCTATTATTGGCACTACTTTAGACCAAGGTCAGGGTAGCTATAATGATGGTGGAATAAAAATTAAAACAAAACTAGATGGGACTCTTGCTACTAAAGTAACAATTGATGGAGCTGGTAAAACTGTTTTTGAAGGCGAAGCTCAAGCAAAAAAGTTTTGGGGTCTTACTAAAGTTGCTGATTTTGGTAGTGGTGGAGCAGTTAATTCTGGGAATTGGTACAGTGCAGTGGCTCTAAGTTCTTTAGAAACAGGAGCATTGTATCTTTTTAATGCTTATCATAGTCAATATAGTTCTTTGTATTGGGGGCTATTTTGGGTAATAAAAACCAGTAGTACCGGTGGTTATGTTGATAAAATATTTCCAGCAAATAATGAAACCAATAATTACCAAGGAAGAATATCTAGTAATCATGTCCAATTTATAGAAGTAAATGCTGGATGGAATGGGCCAACTCATTATGGGCAATTTTATAAAGTACATTATTTTTATAGTAGCTAATTATGGGAACTAAAAAAGATCAGCCTTTTCATGAAGCTCTTGTAGAGTTAAGGCGAGAAAGAAACAAAAGATTACAAGAATGCGATTGGGTAGTTGTTAAGGCTCAAGAAGAAGGTACAGAAGTACCAAAAAATTGGAAAGATTACAGAACAGCACTTCGTAATTTACCAGCAGAAGTTTCTAAAACTAAAGAAATAAGATGGGTAGATTACGTTGGTGTAGTAAATGTAGAATGGCCTGAAAAACCAACATGAGTGGACATCATCCACCAGCACCTCAAAGCATTATGGAACTAGATTCTATTCTTGTCTTAGTTGAAAGAATAGGATTGCCAGCAGTAATCATTGGAATCATGTGCTGGTACATTTTTAAGACCCAGCAATCTCACAAAGAAGAAATCATTAGATGGGAAGAAAAAGACACTAGGGGGGATGAACGATTGATTGATGTAATCAAAGAACAAAACAAACAGAACAGTATAACATCGGATGCAGTCAATGGATTGAGCGTAGCATTCAAGGATGTAGCTAAAACGAACGAACGTCTTTCCATGGAAATCAAAGGAATGGCTGAAGCATTGATATCCACTAAACGATAATGGAACTAATCATTATTGGGATATTAACAATAATTTGGGCATTTATAGTAATTGACTAATGGCTAAAGAAACAACTGTAACAACAGTTACTAAACCTGATCCACCAAAGCCGATCAAACCGCAAATGACGGTGAATGAGAGGATTCAGGTAAGTAGATTTATAGCAAGATTTGCTATTGCGTTATCCGCATTAGGGATCTTTGCGTATGTAGTTCATATAATGTTGGGTGCATCTGCTGAGTTACCATCATCTTCTAAAGACTTGTTAAATATTTTAATTGGCGCTTTTATACCTATTATTGCAGGAATAGCTAAGTTCTATTTTGAAAGTGGTGGGGATTTAGCACAGGAACCTGAGAAACACGAAATTCCACCACATGACGATGACAATGAAAAACCTATTTAATTGGCTTTATGAATTTTTTAAACCTCAAATCTCTGAAAGGAAAGATATGCTTAATCTGGTTTTGCCATTCGTGGCTAACATGCTGAAAGATATTGTAGCGGATAAAGCTCAATCTCTAGCAGTCGAACATTTAGAGCCTCATCTTGATAAACTTCCTAAAGAAGTACGAGAAGCACTCGATAGTGCTGTGGATGGTGACAACTCTCATGGTCATAAATCCGTCATGGATCTTATCAAAGGATGATTGGTTAGCTATGAGAATAAGCCAGAATTTTACATTACAAGAACTGGTTTATTCTCCTACTGCTCTACATGCTGGTATCGATCAAGAAGAATATTTAGATAATAATGCGGTAGCACGGATAACAGCACTCACCATAAAAGTTCTCCAGCCTGTTCGGGACCACTTCGGTCCTACAAAAATCAATAGCTGTTTCAGATCAAAACCCTTGAACGAATTAGTCCATGGTTCGCCTAATTCAGCGCATTGTTGCAACGGCACAAAGAGTGCCGCCGACATTGAAATAATAAGTGAAGAGATTTCTAACTTAGAATTAGCGGAATGGATAAGAGATAACTTAGAATTCGACCAGTTGATATTAGAGAATTACGCTCCGAATAGAGTCTCTAAGATAACTGGTGAGAGGGAGGGGCCGAATAGTGGATGGGTCCACGTTAGCTATAGTTCGATAGGAGATAACAGGAAGGAAGTTATGAGGATGGTCAAAGTTAAAGGAAAGCCAAAATACTATAAAGGATTGTGGCAAGATCAAGACTGACGTTTTTGGCGCGTAGGTCTTTCGTAGAATTTACTTTGTGACCCAATAGCTTCATCAGAAACCTTGACCCATGCAATTTTACCATTCGGGTACGTCAACTTAACTTTTCCTTTTTTCCAAGATAAATTGGGATGACCTTTAACCAGAGGGTCCATACCTTTCATACCTTTGTTCCAAGGAGTCAGTCCTTTACGATTGGTTTTATGAGTTTTACCAAAGTTTTCTTGGTTAATTTTCTGGAGACAACCACATGATTTGGTTCCGTGGTATGTACCTTTGACATTGTTTTTACGAATGACTTTTTTATTTCCACAACGGCACTTAAATAAGTAAAAGGTTCCTGTGTACGCATCACGAGGTCGTTCTGCTAACCGAACTGGAGTCAAGAAAGTCCCTTCGACTTCAACGCCAACTTTAAATGATCTTGAGGACATAGATGATCCTTTTGATTATACGGATTTTGATAAATCTGGTTGGATAGATAACAAGAATGAAAAATGGGCCATCTTGAGATACGATGACCCAGATTTCAAGAGATAGGGTGCAGGAGAGGCCGAACCCTCCTAGTCAAATCCATTTCAACTCTCCGTCCATAGAAACACCCTATTTTTTCTGCCAAATCAAATGCTTTATTCTTTTTTTCATATAAAGCCACTCTTTTTTGGATCTAAACCCTTCTCTTTGCCAAGGCCTAATTCTTTTTTCTTGGGGCATAGATCCTCTATGCGCTAAGTAGCCTTTTGTATTTTGTTTTTTAACAAGAAAATCTTCATCGATTAGCATTTTCTTTATTTATTCTGGACTTTATTAATATAGTAAAGTGCTTCAGCAATTTCAGGATCTATAATCTCATCATCACGACCGCCATTTTTAGCAAAGTTATGATGCGGACTCTGTAATCTTGAAAAGTCTTGTAAC